CACATATTCAAGTTGATGTGGTTGTAAGGGCAGTCCAATCGTTCATTCAAATTGTTGATAAGGTAGTTCCAGACATAGCCACAAAGAAGAGAATTGCTGGAGAGTTAAGAAGATTGAACAATACGGAACTTGGTTTAGAAAATCTTAACTAAACTCATTGAGTAACAAAGAGTTAAATAGTTTGTCTTATTCATTTAAGTTATATACCTCAATAGGACCTCAAGTTATATGGATGAAACAGTAATAGACCCTCTAAAAGACATATTGGATAAGTATGAAAATGGCTTGATTAAGCAAGAAGCTAATCCTGACAAAGATTGGTTGATGAACAATGTCAACTATGAAGAGAGACCTGTTAGCATAAGAACGTTCATTGATAGTCCCTTGTACATGGATGCCAAGGATGAATGCTGGGAGTCCATAAAGCTAGACCTAGAAGGGATGTTCAGAGGCTATGACAATCCAGACCTAGAGTGGGAATGTAATGAAGTAGTTTTTGATGAAGGTATTGGAGCTGGCAAGTCATATAAAGCGTCTGTCATCATAACGTACCAATTGTACCGTGTGCTTATACTCAAAGACCCCCAAACGTTCCTGAACCTGGCAAGGGGTTCCTCTATATACTTTATAAACATGTCAGTCAGAGGTGACCAGGCAAAGAAGATTGTCTTTGGCGAGATTGTCCAAAGAGTAATGAATAGCCCTTGGTTTAAGAGCCACGGCTACCTACCAGACTTAGACATAAGGTCAGAATTAAGATTCCCTAAGAACATCAATGTAATTCCAGGTAATAGTAAAGAGACGTTCCCTCTTGGCTTTAACCTACTAGGTGGTGTAATGGATGAGGCTGCCTGGTATACGGATACCCTCACACACGATGTTGCCGAAGAGATATTTAACGCCCTCCACAATCGTATTAAGAACAGGTTCGGCAATCGTGGGATGCTTGTAATGATATCGTCTCCCAGATACGTTGATGACTTCATAGAGAAGAAGATGGAAGAAGGCAAGACCAATCCCCGTATTTATTGCGTTAGGCACAACTCTTGGGAAGTAAAGCCTCAGTCATTGTTCTCAGGCAAAGTAGTGGACATTGAAGGTTATGATATCCCAGTAGAGTATGAAGTAGAGGCTAAACGTAATTGGGATAGGTTTAAGAGAGATTATATGGCAATTCCCTCATTAGCGTTAGAGCCGTACTTTAAGCAGTATGCTCTTATAGAGAAGTGTATAGACATCAATATCCTCAATCCCGTAGCGTCTGGGATGATACTCTTTGATTGGTTTAGAGGAGAGGCTGGGCAACAGTACTATATGCACATAGATTTGTCACTTGTTAGTGACGGCACGGGTATAGCGATGTGTCATAGAAAGGATGGAATAGTAATAGTAGACCTATTGTTGAGGATTCAGCCAGACAAAGCACATGAAATAGACCTAGCAGAGATAAAGGCGCTAGTACTGAATCTCAAGACAAAAGGCTTTTCCATAGCCAAATGTACCTTTGACCAGTTCCAATCAGCGTCGTCAATACAAGAATTGAACAAGATGAGTATATTGTCCGAGCGTTTGAGTGTGGACACAAGCATGGCTCCCTATGAGACACTGAAAGAAGAGATATATGCTGGTCGTCTACGCATGTATAGAAGTGAGGATTTAATGACTGAGCTAACAAGGCTAGAACTGATAAATGGGAAAAAAGTTGACCACCAGCCAAACGGCTCAAAAGACCTTGCTGATGCCCTAGCAGGCGCAGTATACAATTGTATTTTAGGCTCAAGTACGGAGTTCGGCTTTGGTTTTGCAGGGGATGAAAAGACACCTAAGACTTCAGAAGAGATAACTAAAGAGGCAGCCGCTATGACTCAGGATGGCTTAGTGCCCTATGGATATTACGCTGGGAGGAGAGGATAAAAATGCTTAAGTCATTGAATCAGGCAACTGTAGACCAAATGAATAAAATGGAACATTTAGGAAGAGGTAATTGGGGGCATGGTGGACGTCCTGGTTCGATAGGTGGGTCTAGTAGTGAAGGCGGGTCAGGCAAAGAGGAAATGGCTAAACCTGCTATGAGACGACTATCCGAAAGAGAGGCATTTACTCATTACGTAAAGATAAAGGAAGGCGCGTGGGGTGGCAGTGCAACAGCCAAAGCCCTTAATGCCAAAGTTGGTATGTGTGAGGGATTTGCTAAGGCATATAGGGAGAGAGCAGGCAAGATGAAGGAAGGCGATACTGATAAGAATGGCAGAACACGCGACCAGCTATTAAGTACTGCTAAAAAGATGCAGGATGCTGCCGAGCGTGTAGCTTCAGAACGAGATAGCCATTTAGGAAGGCTAGCACAAAAGATGTTAAAACAAGACCTAACAGAAAAAGAGATAATTGACATGATTGAGGCAGGTGAGTTTGACGATGCCATGATAGCCGAGTTAGCTGAGGAATTAGGCATACCAGTGGACGAATTGAAAGGCGATTTAGGTAAATGAGATTAATCTCGATTGTTGCCAATGGCATTAGGAAGGACTTCACACCTGTAGAGTTCCAAGCAGTCTTGGAAAAGGTAGGAGGTCCTGGCTCTGGCAACTTCGGACACGGTGGTAGACCAGGTGAGGTAGGTGGGTCAGGTGAAGGCAAAGGTCAAGCTGAAGGAACCAAAGGTAGTACAATGGAACAAGGCTTTAAGGCAAGAGATAAGTTAACTGCAGAGTTAAAGAACGTTAAATTTGAGGTACTTAAAGTGGTGCCTAAGCTAGGACAATCCTCAGGTGTGTATATTGTAAAGATGCCAGATGGCTCTAAGGCTATATGGAAAGAACAAGCTGGAATGAAACCTGTACATCTTGCAGAGGCAATGACGCGTAGAGAACCAGCCGCCTACGAGGTAGACAGACTCCTAGGTGTCAACTTGACTCCAGACACAGTGATGCGAGAGGTTGATGGCAAGCCTGGTTATCTACAAGGATATGCAGGTGCTATAGACCCACGAGACTTGAAGAGTCCTGGTTCGACTCTAGCCAAAGTATCAGATGGAGAAATTGCCAAGGCAGCCATGCTTGACTATGTAATCAACAGTAGAGATAGGTATGTAGGGAACTTTAGAGTGGACGCGAAGCCAGATGGTGGCTATAAATTGCACCTCATAGACTCCAGTACTTCCTTCGGGCATGAAAAAGACAAGCTTCAAGCATTCACGTTCCTGCACGAGGCAGTAAAGAGAGGTATTGATGTACCGCCTGACACAAGACAACGCCTTTCCGAAATCACTCAACCCATTTGGAATGAAAGACTCAAGTCTACGTTGAATGACACAGAACGTAAAGAGAGTTGGGACCGTCTTCAGAACATAGTTAAGGGGAATAGCCTATCTAAGACGATATTAGACAATCCCTTGCCCAACTTCAAGTTTAGAAAGGGGACAAAGTAATGTTGATACTAGAATTGTATATGGGTTCAGATTCAAAGCCCTATGGCATGATTGGACTAGATAAGAAAAATACCTTAATTATTAAAGGGATAGACGCGGATTTTTATTCTGATTGGTTGTCTGGTTTTATAGATGATGCAGAGGGCGTAGAACGAGAGGCAAAGGACGGCGAGGCATTCCTCAAGGCAGTGCAGTATCAGCTTATGAAAAATGTCTATGAGGACGAGATGACGATTAAAGGTCCTATTGAGGTAGATGTATTCCCGATTTTAAAGGAGGATTAGTATGCGAACAATTGAAGAGTTAAGGGCGGATATGGTAAAAGTATTGGAACTACGGAGTTCCGGCAAAAAGCTTACTCCTGAGCAAGAGGTATTTGCAAAGAATATAGTTGATGAAATGCTAGATATGAGGATGTCTAAACAGGTCGGAGTACAGCTCATTAGCAGAGCTAAATTGGACTTTATTAAAGGACAGCAGCCAGTCCAAGACTCTAATGCTGTAGGAGGTATAGTTCAGGATGTCGTTGCCAATGTCACAACCAAAGACGGTAAGTTTCCGCGAAAGTTTGCAGCGGAACCGAGTGCTGAATCCACTGATGTTGCAAAGGCTGATATTAAAGGGTGTAAATGCAAGGAATTGCCTATCTCAGGCGCCGACTCAGGAAAAGACCCAAGACACAGTCCAGATGCGGAAAGCATAAAACTCAATCCGCCAGAGAACCAAGCCGAAGGTGCGATAACCTCAACGGCAGATATTATCGCAGAGGAGTCAGTAACACAACCGGAGGCAACAGATGTAAAGACTGAAGTTCCCTCGGAGAAGATTGGTCATCAACCTAACGAGCCAATGCCAAAGAGCCAGGCAATTGATTTACTTAATAATGCCAAATGGGGCGTAGAGATTGGTGCATATGTAAGTGTTAAGGAAGGCATAGAGAGGCTTCTTGGTCGTAAAGAGTATGCCGAGTTTACGGATACGACAGAGAAAGTAAAGGAAGTACAGGCGTACTTGGTAAGTCTTATCCCAGAAGCAGAGGCAACGGCAGTTAATTCATAAGGAGGAAGTATGAAAGTATTTTCATTGATAAAGAATGGAATGAGGAAAGACTACACAGCAGAAGAGTTTACGAAGATGCTTGAAGAGTCTAAAGCTAAAATAGAGAAGAAGGAACAACCAAAAGAAAAGGCTAAATGAAAATTTGCTTAAAATGCGGCGAGACCAACCCAGATATGTTGGAGACCTGTAGTAAGTGCGGAAGTATATTAATTAAAGAGGATATAGCCCAAGGTTTTCCAATTAAGGAAACCGATATAACGAAGGAGGCGTAACATGCTTTGCTTAAGAGAAGGAGTTTTATTTACGGCGGGACAGTCAATAAGTTCAGCGTTTACTGGATTTCACTTTGATAGTCCAATTAAGAATGATGGTGCGAACTTCAGCCGCAAGGTAGGTCTGATTAAAGTAGTATCTCAACCTATAGATGGTGATACGTTAGTCATAGGTGGAAAGACATATACCTTTAAGAATACTGCGTTAACTGCAATTCAGATAAAGATTGGTAACTTAGTTACCAATGGTGACTTTGCTAGCACTACGCAAGGTTGGATTAACTATGGTAACTGGGTGTTGTCTGCTGGAAAAGCAACGCATACAGCAGGAATAGATTTTACGCAGATACTTGCTCAGGAGTGGTTCCCACAACCAATCGTTGGGCATTCTTACGTAGTCACTTATACAGTAGCTAATCGTTCAGCTGGTACAGTTAGAGTTAAGATTGGTGGGGTAGCAGGGACTGTTAGAAGTGCTGATGGAACATATGCAGAGACACTAGTAGCTACAAGTGTAGGTGAGTTACAGTTTATTCCTACAGCTACCTTTGATGGAGAGATATCTGCAGTAACTGTTACGGATGTAGCCTCAGATTTAAAGACCTTAACTGCTAAGGCAATCTGTGATAGAATCAATTTGGATAAAGTTGCAGCATTGGTAACGGCGTATCAAGGATTGAATACTTGCGGGTTAACTACTGAGATTGCTTTAGTAGCAGAATCAGTTGATGTTACGCCCGCAGTAACTCCTGATGGTGCAAGAATCACTAAACCAATCGCTATGTCATTAGTGTTGACAGAAGCTCAGTTAGAGAATACGGATTACTGGAAAAAGAATATCACTACGGAAGGGGATGTCAAACCTACTATTCTTGTAGAGAGGAATAGCGGTACGGATAAGAACTTCCTTTATTAATTTAGATGGAGCAGACGAAGAGCGTATAAGGAGGTTGAGATGTTAAAACTTCAAGAGGCAGCTTTATTTACGGCAAGTGTTGCGAAGGATAGTCACTTTGCTGGGATTAAATTAGGTAACCACAACCAGAATGATGGTGTTAACTTTCTAAGAAATGTTAGACTGATACAGATTCTGACTAATCCAGCAGCAGACGAGACTATTGTGGTAGGAACTAAAACCTATACGTTTAAGGTTGCAGCAGCACTAGCGACCGAGATTACGATAGGTGGTACCAAGCCTGAGACAGTGAGTAATATTATCGCTAAAATTAATCTTGATACTAGGGCTTGTCAGTGCTCTGCCTACAATGTTCAGGACACAACTAGATTTATGTTAGTTGCTAATGTTGGTGGTGCTACACCTACAGTTACTACCGATGGCGTAAAGATTGAGATACAGACGCTATGGTTGAACACTCTTTTGGAAGCATCTTTGGAGAGTGAGTTGATTTATAAGATTCCTTTGACTGATGTAAATGCCAAGCCGATTGTATTGGTGGAGCGTAACGCAGGAACGTATCAGAA